TCCCCTCCGATTAGCCGTGAGGTAGATCGTGATAGTGCCACCCTTGGGGTACAGAGCTACCAGTTCAATCCCAAGTGTGAGACTGCTCAAGAGGTTGGTTGGGACACATTCTTTGAGCTGAATTCTGAGTGGCAACGACTCATGGATAGCACGGGAATGGCTCATGCAATTTCTATGAATTGGTGGTCCGATATGACAACAATGGACCGTCAATTTATGGCACGATGGTTGAACTCCCCCTTGAAGAGTTTGTATTACTCTCTTCAAGTAATGTCTGACATACAAGATAAATCAAGCGCCTACGCCGCTATTAGCGAAGTAGATGTTGAGGATTATCTTGCCAATTTGCTGCAAGGGGATTCTGAACCAACCTGTGATTGCGCTGAGTGATGAACCCGTATCAGAAACTGCTTGCTCGTAAGCGTACTTGGACTCCCATTCAATCGACTGCTGGCAAACTGAAGGAGGGCTCGGAGGAAACAATCTTCCGGGCTCTTGCCCTTCGGAACATGGAACTTCCTGTTGGAGAGTTTATCCGTGAAGCTTGCTCTAAAGAGATTCCTGAAGCCTCCCGTGCGCTTCTTGAAAGTAATATCCAAGATGAAGAACGCCACGATCTTGCGTTGGGATACATCACCAATGCACTTGGCGTTAACGAGGAAGCCGAGAAAGAATCCTTCCGACTACGGCAGGCGTGGGTTGAACACCCTGATCACCCGGTTCTCAAAGCGATGGTTGCCGAGCGTGCAATTTTCTTTGTACTCCTCCCGCTGTTTCGTTTTAACGGTGATCCTGGTCTACGAACCGTAAGCGCTGACATTAGCCGTGATGAACAAGTCCACGTCGCAGCAAATAGCTTGGTATGTCGTGAGCTTGGTCTCACTGTCTCTCCTAGTTTGGATCGCCTCAGGAAGGCAACCATTGCTTGGGTGATGCAACCACTGGGTAAGTCGGAAGACAAATACCTAGACAAGCAGTTCTGGTTGGATCAAAGCGATAGCCTGATGTATTCAGGTAAAGCAGAAGGTCTGCTGGAAACTCAACGTGGTCGTATGCCTGCGTTCTTCGAGACCAGTAATTCTGATCTTCCCAGTTACGCTTGAAGTAGCGATTTAACAGTTATGGCAGTTCCGTCGATTGAAGATTTTTACAATCAATGGGTCGGCGGGACTGGCCTACAACAAGGATTACAAAAAGCAGCAAAACGGGAAGCTAGAGCAGGTAGAAAACCTCAATGGATTGAAATGGCGTCTAATTTATATAAACGCGCCGCTATTGAGGGGTTTAATCTTAACTTTTCATTTAATAACAAAAACATACCTAGTCTTTCTGAATACAACAAACAGTTCATGAGCGCCTACGAAGGTGCTTGGAACGAAGAGTTCAACCGTCTTGATACAGCTCTTCAACAGCAAGAAGCTGAGCTTCAACAGAGTGAGCAAGCATTTGAAGCAGAAACTGCAGCAGCTACAGCAGAAGCACAGAAAGCTGAACGTCAGCAGCTTGTAGCAAAGCGTATGTCAGCTCTTGCTATGCAGCGTCAAAACCAGCAAGATGTATCAGCAACAGCACAAGCCGCAGTACAAGCTCCTCAACAGCCTTCAGAACGTCGAAGACAGCAGAAACAAATTGGACAACCAGGCGTTCAACTTACTCGCGTCTCTCGCCCTAGCATTGGCGGTTATGGAGGTACTGCTGCTGGTCGCGTTACTCCTACCGGACTAAATATATGAAACCCATCCTTGAAGTTGAACTTATTAATTATCTGGACGAATTGTATCCAGATAAAGCACCTGACCTTAGTATGGATGAGAGGCTTATTTGGTACCGAGCAGGTCAAGTCTCTGTAGTAAGACACCTTAAAGACCAGTACAACCTGCAAGAGGAAACTAAGTATGTCTCTGCTTAATGCGGTTATTAAACTAGCTACGGCTGGTGCTGGTATTTATAGTGCTTACCAAACCAGCAAAGCAGCTAGGGAAGGTGCAAGCGCTGCTCAACGAGCTGCCCGTGCTCAAGAGAAGAAAGCTCGTGTTGCGCAAAAGCAAGCTATTTCAGATACTCAAGAGCGCATTAGAGCTTCTCAAGAACGAGCTCAATCTTACGCTCAACAGCTTTCTGGTCTTCAAGAACAGACTGGTCTGATTCGTCAGCAAGCAGAACAAGCACGAGCTGCTTCTGCACTGTCTATTGCTGAACAGAAACGAGCTTCTGCTCTTGCTCTTCAACAGCAACAACTTGCTTCTGAAGTACAGCAACAGCAAATGGCTACAACTGGTCCTGTCAGCAGCCGAGTACGGAAACGTGTTGGCACACCTGCTGCGTTGCGTACTAGCTTGGAAGTTAAATCGCCTCTGTCAGGTGGTATGACTGGTGGGGCATCTAGTATGGCTGGTGGTTTGAATGTCTAATGCGTCTGCTCGTTATTCGGCACTAGAACCGGAAAAGACGATTTATCTGGATCGGGCTATTGAGTGTAGTAAGTACACTCTGCCGACTCTTATTACCGATAACGACAGGAGTACTGGTAAGAATCTTTACACCAAGATTCAAACCACCTACCAAGGCTTGGGTGCTCGTGGTGTGAACAACCTGGCTGCCAAGCTGTTGATTGCTTTGCTGCCTCCTAACCAGGCTTTTTTCCGTCTGAGTGTTGACGATATCAAGCTGCAGCGAGAGCTAGAGAACTACAAAGATCTCCAATCTGAATTTGATCAGCAGCTGTCCCTAATGGAACGGGCAGTGATGCGTGACATTGAGGAATCAGGAGATCGTACTGCGCTCTTTGAAGCCCTTAAGCACCTCATCATTGGCGGTAACGCACTGCTGTATGTCGCTGACAACGGCACTCGTGTTTACCCTTTGAAGTCTTTCGTACTCAACCGAGATCCTGAAGGAAACATCCTTGAGGTTGTAGTGCGTGAAGAGGTTAACCCTGATGTGTTGCCTGAAGGTCTTGCACCTAAGAGTGGCGACGGAAAGTTTGTAGACAAAACTGTTTTCCTTTACACCCACGTCACTTGGAACTACACCAAGAACAAGTGTGAGTGGTATCAAGAGGCTTACAACAAACCTATTGGTAAGAAGAGTTCTGTTCCTATCGACAAGAGCCCTTGGATCCCTTTGAGGATGTTCCGTGTAGCTCACGAGGCTTATGGTCGTGGCTATTGCGAAGAGCTTCTGGGTGATCTGAAGAGCCTTGAGTACCTCTCTAAAGCAATCGTTGAGGGCAGTGCAGCAGCAGCCAAGATCATCTTCCTGTGCAACCCTAACGGCACGACTCGTCCTGACGCTCTTGCTCGGGCTGCCAATGGATCAATTGTGGCTGGCAACCCAAATGATGTGGCACCTCTTCAGATGCAGAAGCAGGCTGACCTTACGGTTGCTTTGAACACCATTGCTCGTATTGAACAGCGTCTGAGCTTTGCGTTCCTGTTGAACAGTGCAATCCAAGCTGGTACCTCTGGTCGTGACCGGGTAACAGCAGAAGAGATCAAAATGGTTGCACAAGAGTTGGAATCAGGACTCGGCGGTATCTACAGCATCCTGAGCGTTGAGCTGCAGCTGCCTCTTGTGAACCGCAAGATGGCTCTTATGGAGCGTCAAGGGCGTCTTCCGAAGCTTCCTAAGGATGTAGTGAAGCCTCAGATCACAACTGGTCTGGACGCTCTGGGACGTGGTAACGACAAAGCCAAGCTGATCGAGTTCTTGCAAACCATCGCTGGTACTCTCGGTCCTGAGACCATGGCTAAGTACGTTAATAGCCGTGAGCTAATCATCCGTCTTGCAGCTTCTGACGGTCTTGATACCTACAAGCTGATCAAGAGTGAGGAAGATCTCATGGCTGAAGAACAACAAACAGCTATGATGATGCAGCAACAAATGGCTCAGCAAGATCCTAATAACGATCCTGCTAAACAAGCCGCACTCGTTAAAGCTGAAAATGACTCAATCAGGGCAAGTCAAGAAATCGGTGGAGCCCCTGGAGGCTTCTGAAGTTAAAGAGGCTCCTAAGCCGTCAAAGCCTAAGTCCAAAATGGACGTGCTTATTGAGCAACTGAAAGCTGAAAAGCCTGAGGTGTATAACCAGTACGTTGCTGCTGTAAAAGCTAAACGTCCTGTTTGGATTTATCCTGATCTGACCGTTCGTATTGGTTGATCATGGAAGTTATTGCTGATAACTTTTTGGGCCAGCAAACTGGTCCTTATAACGAACAGGATCTTCAGATTCTTCAAGAGTCTGAACAGCAAGAGCAACAGGAAGAACTGATTGGTGGCAAGTTCAAGTCACCTGATGATCTTCTGAAGGCTTACCAAGAGCTTGAGAAGAAGTTTAGTAATCGTTCTGGTTACGAAACTACTGATGATCAAGACACTGCCGAACCTGAAGAGCAGCAACCTGAAGAGGTTTATCTGTCTCAAGAGGAAGAGCAGACCATTATGGAAAGCATTGGAGGTCAAGAGAACTTCCAGTCTGTCCAAAAGTGGGCTCAAGATAATCTTGATCAGAACGAGCTTGAGGCTTACAACCGTGAAGTGAACAGCGGGGACTACTACCGTGCTCGTAACGCACTTCAATCGTTGTACTACGCCTACCAAGACTCTGAAGGTTTTGAAGGCCAACTAATGGGTGGAAAGCTTTCTGCTAATAGCAGTGATGTGTTCCGCTCTAGCCAAGAAGTGATGGCTGCCATGAGCGATCCTCGGTATTTGCAGGATTCTGCTTATACCCAAGATGTTCAAGACAAACTCATTCGTAGTGAAGTTCTAGGCCCAAGGGGTTAGTATTTCATTAGCGAACGTAAACATTGTTGCCGCTGAGGCGATAACAACAGTGAAAGCGAGCGCAGTTAAACATTCCTACCTCCTAACAAACGATGCCTGACTTTGCATCTCTTGGCCGGTTGGGTGGACTTAATGGCGTTCAATATAACGCTGGTTCCGCCTCCGGTAACTATGAGCGTGAAAACGCTAACTTCCTGAAAATCTTCAGTGGAGAGGTTCTGACTACGTTCAATCGTGAGACGATCTTCAAAGATCTGACCATGAAGCGGACGATTTCCTCGGGCAAATCTGCAAGCTTCCCGATCACGGGGCGTTTCTCAAGTCGTTACCACCGTCCTGGTGATTTCATCACTGGTCAAGGTAACAAAGGCATGATCGGTGAAAAGATCATCACCATTGATGACCTGCTGATTGCTGATGCTTCGATCTATGACCTGGATGAAGCCAAGCTTCACTGGGATGTGCGTAGCATCTACTCTGTCGAACTCGGTCGCGCTCTGGCCCGTGCTTACGATCAGCGCCTTGCTCGTACTCTGCTGGCTGCTTCTGAGTCTGACGGTCGGGTAAAGGATTGGGATTCCAAGCGATTCCAACTGAACGGTGGTACCTACTCCTCCGTTAGCTCCAACACCATTACCCTCAGCGCTAACTTCCAGACTGCTGAACTGGCTTTCTGGGCTGTTGGTGAAGTGGTGTACGGCGAAACCTCCGGTGCTTACGGTGTGATCACCACTGCTCCTACCAACGGTGCAGCTACCTTCGATATCAACCCGATTGGTTCGATTGGTACCGGTACTAACGCTGCGTTCACTGTGGGTGAGCGTCTGTTTGTTCTGAACCGGATGCCTGGTGGTACTTCTCTGACCGGTATCGACCTGAACGGTGCTTCTGACCGTAACGCTCGCGGTGACCTGATCGTTGAGAACCTGTTCAAGGCTTGCCAAGTCCTGGACGAGAAGGATGCTCCTAAGGAAGGTCGTGTGGTCGTTCTGACCCCTGGCGCTTACTATGACGTGCTGAATAGCGACCGTGCTATCAACACCGATTGGAACGGCGGTACTGGAGTCAACGGCACCATCGCAGGCAACAAGGTTGCTTCTGTGGCTGGTTTCCGTCTGATGACCTCTAACCACCTGGGTATCAACGGTTATACCAACGGTCAAACCTATGTGGGTCTGAACAACCAGGCCGCTACTGTCCGTGGTGAGCGTCCTAACTACATCAATGGCCGTGATGGCTCTGATGGTCAGGCTGCCTCTGGTTATAACGACTACTGGCAGGATGAGCAGGGTAACACCAGCTCCATCGCTAACTGCTTCGGTCTGTGCTTCACCAAGGAAGCTGTGGGTACTGTGGCTCTGAAGGATGTCTCGATGCAGATGACCGGTTCGGAGTTTAAGGCTATGACCCAAAGCACCATGATGGTCGCTAGCTATGCCGTGGGTCACGGTGTGCTGCGTCCTGAGTGCTGCGTGAGCCTCCTGAGCGATGGCAATCCCTACTGATTAACTAGCTTCTAGTTAATTACCAATACAATGGGGGGAGGCAGAAATGTTTCCCCCTTTTTGTTGTAATAATGGCGACAAGTAAACTCAGTGCAGTTAACACTTTGCTTGCCATTATTGGCGAAGCTCCTGTTAACTCTCTTAACCCCCCTCTAGTAGGCGATGTAGCTCTTGCAGAGAGTACCTTGGATGAAGTCAGCCGAGAAGTTCAAGGTGCTGGCTGGTCTTGGAACACGATGCTGTATGACTCCATTCCTCTGGACGCTTCTACAGGCCAGTCCCAGCTTCCTAGCAACACCTTGGCTGTACGATTCAATCCGTTGTCGTATCCGTCTCAAAGGTTTGTTCTTCGCGGTCTGCGGCTTTTTGATCGCGTTAAGAATACATACGATCTGAGGGGCAGTCTCGGTGTAGCTGTGACTGGTAACACTAGTGATCTCGTTGCTGAGATTATTGAAGAACTTGAGTGGGACAGCATTCCTGAAACGGGTCGTCGTTACATCATGATCCGAGCAGCACGGATGTTTTCTAACCGTGCAATGACTTCCTCCAGTATTGAAGCTTATACAGCGGAGGACGAAAAGAACGCTCTTCAAACGTTGAAGCGTACTGAGGATATGGCCCAAAACTACAACTACATCAGTGGTCCTGATGATATGTACGGTGGACGTGTAACGACTGTGTTTAGCCCTGACATTCTTGATCGCTGATGTCTAAAGAACTTCTTAGCCAAGTCATTACACCACTTAACAAAGGTGTTAACCAACAGGCTGACAGTCTTGTACTGCCTGGCTTTGCAAAGGTTCTTGAGAACGGCGTGTGTGACCTTGTAGAGGGTCTTAAGAAGCGTCTTGGTTCTGTACCTGTAAAGCGCATTGATACGCTTACCAAGAACGCTGGTGGAGCCAGTCTTGTAAACCCTATTAAATGGGACGAAGCTTGGTACTTTATCTACAACCGTAGTAGCACTGAACGGTTTGTTCTGATTGCTGCTGACGACAGCCGTACCATTACTCGTACAGCAAACACTACTAGCGGGTCTTCCGTTGTTAGCAGTGTTAGCGGTTCGATGACTACAGACCTTTATGTAGGAGCTTCTGTCAGTGGTTCTGGTATTCCTACTGGTACTGTTAT